CGTAATAACCCTTTCTTCAACTTTGTAAAATCTTGTAGAATATAATTAACTCTAGGAGCTTTGTTATCATACGACTTTAAAAATACTTCGTGTGCCTCTTTAGATTTATCAATACAGTCTACCCAGCTTGACATTATGTTTTGCATAATCACAGAGCCATAGCCAATACCGCAACCAATATCAAGAACGTGGTCTGGTTCGGTCAGTTCTTCAAGTTTCTTGCAGGCAAAGTTATATCGTTCCAAGTGATCCGGCCGAATGTTGTTAGGATCCATAATTCTTTCAGCCATTACTTTACCACCTTCATAATACACCCTTGTTTCCATGAACGGGCTAACGGAACGACCTCACGATTGTAGTGTTCACACCATTCAACCAAAGCTTTCCATTCTCCTTCTTCCCATTTAGGGTAAGGAGAGATTGGTGACGGCAAAAGATCATCAAATCGTATCAAAGTACCAGCTACAATTTGTTCATTGAGTAATGTAAAGATAGTCTTTGTAGATTTATACAGATCACAATCAATATTCATGAATGATACGTGTCTTTTGTGGTCTTCTCTCCACACAGGAATGGTATCTTCAAACCAACCTTCGTGTAAAACTACGTTTGGCACCACTTTAGGCAGCTCTGATACAGCAAAATGTCCTTTTTCTATAACTTTATGCCCCATAAACCACTGTTCAGGTAGTCCTTCAAAGCTATCAAAGCCATGAAATGTAACTTTTTTGTTTAAACTAGCCAAATAATTTATAGATTGTCCTTTATAGACTCCAAATTCTACATAATGTCCCTTTGGATTAATAATATTTTGCATACAAAACTGATATTCCATCAAACGATGGTCTAGCAGAACCATAGGGGTGTATAAAAATTCTTCAGGTTTCATAAATATGCAGCCATTCTAATTTAAAACTTGTTATTCGTCAATAAATAACTTATAGTTTATAGAGTTTAGGTAGCTACCCCTTTCCAGTGATACATTGGCTACCTAAACTATCACAGGTATACTAATAATAGTGGTAGGAGTAAAACACTATGACAAAAAACGGAAAGAATCCACGACCACATGTCTTGTATGGACATATGAAAGAGAAAGAGCTGATAAATTTAATTAAAGAAACAGCTGCGACATACAAAACAAGACAGGGAGGACGAATCTACGAGATGAAACAGGAACTTGAACGTCGTCGTATGCTTACCCTAAAAAGAAAAAACCCCGAAGAGTACGAGAGGAGAAAAGAAGAGATGCTAGAACGACCAGCCAAACACAAAATGTTTGCAAAATCAACATTACCCAGAGGCATGACCCCAATGCAGGAAAAATTCTGTATGGAATACGCAGCTACCGGTGATGAACTCAATGCCTACAAGGTTGCTGGGTATAAAGAAGATGACACCAACGGACTAACCCGTCGACGTGCCCGCCAGCTACTTAATAATAAAAAAGTACAGGCTCGTATTGAAGAATATCAAGAACAAGCTTTGAAACGTATTAGCTGGACAAAAGAAAAAGTCTTGGAAAAGATGCATGAAGTATATCAGAACTCAATAACTGAGGGAGATCATACAAACGCAAACAGAGCTTTGGAAAATATTGGGAAACATTTAGGTATGTTTGTTGATGTTTCTAAAATTGAACAGAATATTACAACATCGGAATTATTAACGAACGATACCGACAAAGACATAGAACGTCTGGCGGATGTTGTAGGACTAAAGATTGTAAAAGGTGGAAAACCAGACAACCCTGATAAATGAGTTAGCTTCTGACGAGACAACTAAGAAAAAGCTTCTTCAGAAACTAGCTGTACAATCTCTTGTAAAAAGCAAAGATAACTTTTTAGCTTTTGTAAAAACATTTGCTCCAAAGTTAGTAGCTGATTTCAAGATGGGTAGACATATTGAAGTTATCAGTGAGAAACTACAAAAGGTTGAAGAAGGAGAACTCAAACGTCTTATGGTATTTCTACCACCTCGTAGTTCTAAATCTGTTATTTGCTCAAAATTATTTCCGGCCTGGTACCTAGGCAGACATCCTCAACATGAAATATTATCAGTATCTCACTCTGATACGTTAGCCTCAGATTTCGGACGTTCCGTCAGGGATCTGGTAGGTTCGGGTTTATATCAAAATGTATTTAGAGGAGTGAAGCTACGATCGGATGTACGAGCTGCTGGAAAGTGGCAGACAAACCAGAATGGTGTATATGTAGCTGCTGGTGTACGAACACAGATTGCTGGTCGTGGTGCACACATAGCTTTACTTGATGATGTAATGTCAGAAGAAGATGCCTTTAGTGAAACGGGCAGACGATATATAAAAGAATGGTATCCAGCTGGTTTACGAACCAGACTTATGCCAAATGGTTCAATAGTTATTATTAATACACGATACCACGAAGATGATATTTGTGGATGGTTATTAGCTTGTGAGAGTGATGCTAAAGGAGACGGGGCTTCAACTATACCGTGGGATGTTTTACGAATACCAGCTTGGGTCGATGAGAGTAGTAGCCGATTACTAAACATACCAGTAGGTGAATCATATTTTCCGGAATGGAAACCAAAAGAAGTTTTAAAGAATGATGAAATGGAGATACGACGACACAACGGCTCACGATACTGGGAATCGTTGTACATGCAAAATCCTGTGCCAGATGAAGGCGGCATATTTAAAAAGAGCTGGTTTAACATTTGGAAAGAAGAAGAACCACCACACTGTGATTTTATTATACAAACTATGGATACAGCTTTTTCAACACGAACAACAGCTGACTATAGTGTAATACAAACGTGGGGTATTTTTACACAGCTAGAAAAAGATAGTACAGGAAAAGAACATAATGTTGGTCATTTAATTTTATTAGGCAACATTAGAGATAGATTAGAATATCCAGAGTTAAGAAGTACAGCTCAAGATAGTTTTGAAGAACATCAGCCAGATTTAATTGTAATTGAGAAAAAAGCCAGTGGACAATCGTTAATACAAGATTTACGTCGAGCTGGTTTACCCATACTTGAATACACACCAGATAGAGATAAAGTAACAAGAGCTTATGCTGCATCTCCTTTACTTGAAGCTGGTAGAGTATGGCTACCGAATAAAGTATGGGCACAGACTATGTTTGATGAAGCTGTATCTTTTCCTAATGCAGCTCATGATGATCAGGTTGACTCTATGGTCATGGCTGTGTTATATCTTAAAGAATCATGGCACTTGCAACATCCATACGATCCGAACTATAATAGTGAGGACGAGAATATTTATAAAAAGAATAAAGCAACGTACTGGAATATAGATAACATTTAGAGAGTAATAATGGCAGTAGAAAAAAATCCCTTTGAAAAATTAGAAAAAGTAAACACCGACGTAAAAGAAATGACTCAAGGCCTTCCCGGTGTTGATGTTAACGTAGATCCCGAACAAGAAGAAGATGTAGCTGTTGATGTTGATCCGGCTACAGGAGAAGTATCCGTTGATCTAAACGAAAATGCAGGTACAGTTTTAGCTTCTATAAAAGATTTTTATGGGAACCTTGCTGAATATATGGACGAGGATACGTTAACTGATTTATCAACAACAGTTCTTGATAATTTTAAGGCTGATGAAGAATCAAGACAGGAGTGGGAACAAACGTTTGAACGTGGGTTTGACCTATTAGGATTAAAACTACAAGAAACAACAGAACCATTTGATGGTGCTTGCACAGCAACACATCCGTTAATTATTGAGAATGCTGTAAAGTTTCAATCAAAAGCTGCTCAAGAATTATTTCCAAGTAAAGGCCCAGTAAAAACACAGATACTCGGTAATTCAACTCCTGCAAAAGAACAACAAGCTCAACGTGTAAAAGACTACATGAATTATCAGCTTACAGAAGAAATGCCAGAGTATTTTGATGAAACAGAAAGATTGTTATTCCATTTACCATTAATTGGTACAGCTATTAAAAAAGTTTATTACGATGAAGCATTAGGACGACCTATATCAGAGTTTATTCCTATTGATCAGTTTCACGTATCAAATCTAGTGCCGGATCTTCGTAGAGCTGATAGATATACTCACGTTATTTACAGATCATCAAACGATTTAAAGAAAGATATGAATGCGGGGATGTACAGAGACGTTGAAGTTGGTGAGCCAGAACAAGAAGAAAGAGGCATGATTACAGCTAAGGCTGAACAAGTTATGGGACTATCGGCTTACGATGAACAGCCATATGATACAACTCATGTCTTACTTGAGCAACATTTATATTTAGATTTACCAGAACCATTTAACAGTCCTACTGGAGAAGCTTGGCCGTATATTGTTACTGTAGATAAAACCAGTAAACAAATTTTAAGCATACGTCGTAACTGGAACGATGGTGATCCTCGTTATATAAAACGTGAACACTTTGTTAGTTACAAATTTGTACCGGGTTTTGGTTTTTATGGATTAGGGCTAATACACTTTCTTGGTAATCTTACA